CTACATCTACAATTACTAAATCATTTAACTTATGTGGTTCTAATATCATTGTGTGAAATAATTTACCATCTCTTAATGCTTGACTTTCATCCGAACCATATTGTGTAACATATTTATATGTTTTTGGTGAAGATATAAGCATCTTTGCTGATGAACTACTTAATGCGTTTTTTCCTAAATAACCATAGTAGAAACTATCATCATACATATTATCTAATAGTTCTTGTTTATTCCATTGTTTTTTGTCAAAAGTTGTTATCATATTATCTAATTTTTATTTCGTTTAATAATTCATAAGTTACATCCATATCTAATACTTTTCTAATTTGTTCAGCATAAGCATCACTTTCGTTCCATTCGTTAATTAAATCGTTTTTAATTGAATTAATTAGTGTAATGTGGAATGTATTATATTCTGATGTTGTAGATAAAAGTAAATCTAATCTATCAATAATTGTTGTTTTCATAATATAGTTGTTAAAATTAATAAAATAATAAATAATACTGCTATTCCAATAGCAACTTTTGTAGCTTGTTTTTCTATGTATTCTAATTCTTTTTTATTTTTTTCTTTCATATTAAATTACGTTTAAAAGGATTAATGAACCAGTGAAAAATACAACCCATAATAATAATGCTAATGCAAAGTTTTTTAATAATGTTTTCATAATGTTTGTTTTTAATTGTTAATTGTTTAGCAAATATAATACTTATTTTTAATTATAAACAACTTATTAAAATTTTAACAAAACTTTAACATATTAAAAAAGGATAGCTTTTAAACTATCCTCAATTTGTGTTGTATTGCTCTTATCTTGTCGTTTATCTTTTCATCATTTAAACCTTTTAAGTATAACTGATTTCTTTTCTTTAAAAATTGTGTTAATGTAAATTCTAACTTTAAAGTTTCAAATACTATTTGTTCTGTTCTATCCATTCTTCTTGTTGTTGTCTTAAATATTGTAATTCTCTTTCTAAATAGTCTATTGCTTTTTCCAAGTCTTTTATATGTGTACCTTTGTGTTTTGCTCTGGCTACATATTTAATTACATTTCCTTCATTAAAGTTTAAATCATAGTCTTTAATAAAATCTATAACATCATATTCTTTTTGGTTGTTGTAGTGTGATGGTACTCCTATCATTGTGTAAATCTTTTAGCGTGAAAATTATATAATTCCATTGTTTTTTTTAATCCTTCATATTCTGTAAATTCTGCATTTACATTATTTTCTTTATAATAAAATACTTCTTTATAATTACTTATTTGATATTTTATAATATTATATCTATTTGCAGTTTTTGCTGGTTTGATAACATAAGCTAAATCGTTTTTCCAACATATTGACATAGCTTTAGAATCTTGTATAGTTGGTGAAAACTTTTCTTCTTTAACTTTCGCCATCTATTCTTAAAAATTCAGCATTAGCATTTTCCATAAACCATTCTTTATTTTCTTTATACTTATCAATTACAGCATCAATCATAACTAATTCATCTATTGTTGAAGTTTGCAATTTGCTAACTATATTTTCTATTGAACGTAATATGTTTGTAGTCATTTCTGGGTCTGTTTTATAAACTTTTGTATATTCTTCAAACACTACTTGTTCAAGTTCTTTATTAAGTCTGTTAATTAAGTTCTTAATAGTTTGTCTATATTGTGTTGTAAAAATTAAACTTTCATTAGCTTCTAATAGTAGTTGTGCTAATAATACAGATTTTAAATACTCTAATTGTATTGGGTTGTCTTTCATAATTTATTTTTTAAATGTTTTAAACCATTTTTTCTTTGCTTTAACAAAAGGTAAATCACTATCTCTTAATTGCCAACCATTAAGAAATGCATTTTTTACATCTTCCTCATTATAACTATTCTGTTGTTGCCATTTAGCACCTTCAATAAATATTTTTTGTTCTAAATCTTTAAAACGTTCTAAAAATGTATTTCTTAATGGGTACAATCTTGATGCAACTTCTTCAAGCGTTTCTTGTTTCATAATTGTTTTGCTTTTGTTATTTCTAAATATGTTACTTCTTTTTCTATTTTTTCTCTATTGTTAAAATATGTTGTTGCTGGATTTTTATTGTTTATTTCCCAAACTGGTTCAATCAAATGTAGATTAAAACTATAAACTCCTTTTGGTGTTGAATTAATATAAATTGGTGTATCTAAATGCTTTTCACATTCTTTTATCATAGCATCATATTTAACTTTTTCTAATAACAAAGTTTTATAATGCACTTGTCTACATTTTAACTCAATTCGGTGACCTGTTGAAACTGAATAGCAATCCCATCTTGACATTTGGTTTTTTGCTTTAACTAAATCTGGATATACATTTTCCACTAAATAGTTAAATAAATCAATTTCTTTCCAGTTATTCATTTACTTCATAAGTATCATAAACTTTTCGTAAATCAGATAAAATAGTTCTCCAGCAACTTGAACAGTTTGAACTTTCTAACTTTTCATTAAATACATTTAAGTAAATTTCTTTAATTGTGTGCTGCTGTTTTGGTGTTAATTGATTTGTTCTATTGTCGTATAATACTTTTAAAAACAAATATTCATCTTCTTTTAAGCAATTAACGTTTCTTCTGTAAGATATTAAATTGTTTAGTTTTGCTTTACGTTCATCACATCCACAATCTATTCCTGTTACTTTGCTAAATAATTCAACCGCTGCTTTAATGCCAGTTGCTTCTGTAATTTGCTCAATAGTATCACCTAATCCTGTTGCTTTCTTTTTTCTTCCCATTAGTATATGTTGTTATAGTCATTATTAATATAATCTTGATAATCTTTCATAAACTTATTATTCAATACTTCTTTGTAGTTTTTAATTGAATGAAATATTGATATTAAACTAATATTAGTTTCTTTTGCAATATCCCTCATACTCATATCTGTATCCCTATATAGTCTAAAAAGCTTTTTATCATACCAGTGCCAATTATCTATTTCTTCATCAATCATTAAACATATATCATTATATGCTTTATGTTCTTCAATATTGCTATTGTCTGATAAATTAAATAAAGTATCTATTCCTATTTTATCAATTTTATTACGTTTGTTTAAATACTGAAAACATAAACTTTTAATAGTAAAAAACACATAACCCTTACGAACATTACCTTTTGCATCAATTATCTTTGCAGCATCAGCATATTTAAATAAAGCAATATAAACTTCTTGAACAATATCTTCTGCATAATCATCTACTTTATAAATGTTAGCTATTTTAACCCATTCTTTGTGATGTTGGGCAACCTGTTCTAACCATTTATTTGTAGATAGTTCCATTAGTACATTTTTATTGTTAATATACCAACTTTTGGTATTTTACTTTCTTTTACTTTAATTTTTAAATCAACTTCAGTTAATTCTGTATCTATTTTTAAGATTGAATTAAAGGCATTTTGTATTTCAGTCCAATTTTCTTGGTTATCCATTTCGTTCAATTTATACAAATATTGTAACTTATTTTTCAAATCTTTAAAATAACTTATTAACATTGAATTATCTGAATTTAATACAAGCATTCTTGATGCTGATGTTTGTAATTGTTCTATGTGGTGTTTCATTGTGTCTTTCATCTTAAAATATATCTTTTAATGGGTCATAAAATGCTCCTTCTACTTGTGGTAAACCAAAGTTATTTACTTTAAAATTAAAATCTTCAAATGGTGCATTTCTACTTCTTTTACAACTTACTTTAACTAATCCTTTATTAACTGTATTTAATTCTAAACTAATTTGTGTTTCTGTTTTCTTTTCTAAAAAAGAACCTAAATGACCTGTTGGCTTATCAGTTCCAAAATTAGAATGTATAACTGTTACAATATGACAATCTAATTCTTTTGTCCATTTCATTAGCTTTTGCACTACATTATTACTTTCTTCAATATTGTTTACATCACTACATAAATCAGCAATACCATCAATAATAACTAAACCTATATTTTTACCTTCAAGTTTATCGTAAAGGTAATATTCTATAAATTCAACTCTTTCTTTAAATGATAATTGCCTTAATGCTAATGTATGATATTTATCTGTTTTTATTCCAGTCATATCAATAGCTCTTTTAAATACCATTGAAGCGTGAAAATTTGATTGTTCAGTATCAAAATGTATTAAATGTTTATTTTGTCTTTCTGCTCTTAAATCTCCACCAAATTGTTGTAATTTATCTGCTAAATAAACTGATGATAATAAACTTACAAAAAATGTTTTTTTGCTCTTTGGTGGCGCTTGTATAAAACTAAAATTTCCGTATGTTCCTATCGGCACTGGATATGTAATTTCTCCATCTTTACTTTCATAACTTTTAAATCCAAATGATATTGCTGGTTTTGGATGCTCTATTTTGTCTAACGGATTAATTAAACAATCCTCTTCAAACATTTGCATTAATAATCTTGATGCATCTTTGTCTAATTGTTTCATAATATTTTATTTGATTTTTTAAAATTATCAGATGCCCATAAAGGTTGTAAATTTTTATAATTAAATAAAGCACAAATTTCATCTTCTGTATTAGCTGAAGATAATGGTATTATATGGTCTATATGCCATTTTCCATAATTATCCCAACTCATACCATCTGTAAACTTTATTTCAATATGTTTTTTTGCTTCTTCAAATGTGCAACCTAATAAATTTTTTGTTGTATTATTTTTTTGCCAATATTTCGATTTAAAAGCACTATTTGTTCTATGTCTTAAATTTTGTTTTAATCTAAATAATATATCTGTTTTTCTTTTTGTAACTTCCCAAT